AGAAGCAATTAGCAAGGTAAAGGAAACAAAACCAGTTTATGCGTTAGTGGAAAAAGGGGGTATGGCGGGTTCCGCAGCTTATGGAATTATATCCGGAGCAACAAAAATATTCTCAGAAGATGAAATGAATGTTGTGGGTAGTGTTGGTACAATGATTCAATTTAGTGGGAAGCCAAACGGAACGGTTGATACTGATGGGGAAAAGCATATCACTTTATACGCCACAAAATCAACCTCTAAAAACAAAGGTTTTGAAGAAGCAATTGAAAACGACAATTACCAAATTATAGTAAACGAGCTTCTTGATCCAATCAATGAAAATTTTATTAGTTCAGTATTGAAAAACAGACCATTATTGGAGGGTAGTAGTTTTGATAATGGTCACACCGTTTTCTCTAAAGATGCCATAGGAACTTTTATCGATGGAATCGCAAGTTTTGATGAAGTAGTGAATATGATTTTAAACAACAACGAAATTCAAACGAGTACAAATAAATCAAATATTAATTCAAAATCAAATAAAATGAACAAAGAGGAAATCAAATCACAGTTTCCATCCGTTTACTCAGAAATCGTAAGTGAAGGAGTAGCGAAAGAAAAAGAGAGAGTTGCTTCGTGGATGGTTTACAGTCAAGCTGATCCTGATGCGGTAAAAAATGGAATTGAAAGTGGTGTAGAAATTACGGCATCACAAACACACGCTTTTTTAGTAAAAATTGCTTCTAACGGTAGAGTGCAAGATTTAAAGAGTGACAATGCTCCTGCAATTTCAACTTCAGAATCATCTACAAATGAAGAAGGTGTAGTCTCTATGACTAAAGAAGAAAAAGAAATTGATGCTGCTTTTAAATTTAACCTTTAATAATTTACGGATATGCCTATTTATGCAACACAAAGGGGGGTAACTAATAATCAATCAACTGTTGATTATTTATCTCAAAACATTTTCACTTTTGGAAATAGATACAATACAGGTGTTTTTATTAACAACCTTGCTGAGTCTTTAGATGCAAATGATGGAATTTTAGTAGTAAGAAACTCAGGGACATTTGAAACTGCAACAGCTAAATTTGCCGCTTTAACCGCAGGTCAAACAATGATAATTGCAGGTCTTACTTATACTTCAACAGGAGCTACAACTTCTGCTCAATTAGCTGCGGCTTTTGCCAACTTAGCCGTTGGTGCTACAACAGGAGCGGGTACAGTTACAGGATCTTACTCAGGGGCTTTGACAGCTTATTCAACAGGTGCTGCTTCTGGAGCTTTGTTGGATTCAGTAGTTTTTACCGCTTCAACAGTAGGTCAAAAAACTGATTTAACCGCTACTGGTACAGGTACTGCTCCAGGGTTTACTATTGTAAACGGTACTGCTGGTATTGATGAAGGATTTTCTCCAGCTACTTCTGCTACATTGGCTAACGTAATTGGAATTCTAAAAGTTTCAAATGGTATTACTACTCTTGCACCTGCTGCTAGTGTAAGTGCTAATTACGCTATTTCAGGGGATATTGATGCTACCATGCTAATATTGCCACTCGGAGTAACTTTAGATACAATTGTAGGGTCTAAAGCATTAAAAGATATATTAACCTCAATAGGTTTCGTTTTAAATAACGTAACTGAAATGACTAAATTCAATAATTAATTATGCCAATCGATAGAATTCAACACAGTAGAGCGCTAACAGCTAAGATTGTTGGCAAGTTTGAGGAAGATATTCCAGTTCGTTCAGGGTTTTCAGCATGGTTTCCTGAAGAAACTACACCAACATTTGAGGTTGATGTAGAGGTTCAAAGAGATAATGATTTGATTGCTTCTGATGTAATTCGTTTCACAGAAGGAAACAAAAATAAGTTTTCACGTGTATCAGAACACAAATACATTCCTCCTTACTTCAAAGAAGATTATGACTTCCAAAGAGACCAAGTGTATATGAATACAGTTGCAATGGGGGTTGGAATGGATAATGTTCAGGTTAATAGCGTAATTGCTAAAAATGCAGTTAAAGCTATCCGTAAAAACAGGGATAAAATTGTTCGTGCTATTCGTAAACAGCAAGCCGATGTTCTTCAAACGGGTATAGTTAGTTTGACAAATGGGGATAACATTAACTACAACCGTAAAGCTTCCTCTATGGTTGTTGCGCCAGTTTTATGGAGCAACGTTGCAACAGCAAAACCAATTGATGATTTAAGAAATGGTATGAGCTTCTTAAGAAACGTGGGGAATTCAAGTGGTTCTGCCGTAAACGTTGTAATGAGAGGGGATGCATTTGCTGCTATGATTGCAACAGATCAAATCACTAAGCAAGGTCCAAACGTAATTGAGCAAATTCAAAGAATTAACGTTGGGATGCCACAATTCACAGAGGCTACTGGTTTTGCTCTTCATGGTAGAATTGCTGCGGGTGATTTCGTTGTAAATCTTTGGACTTATAATGAAAAATATACAGATGCAAATGGTGTAACTCAATTCTATTTGGCCAATAACAAAGTCATTGTGTTGCCAGATGATTTTCAAGGAAAAACTATTTTTGGTGGTTTGCCAACTTTGAATACAAGTTCTGTAGGTGGTGTATCTGTAGATGTTCCTGGTATTGTTGAAACAGATTATTTAATCCGTGCATACAGCGATCAAAAAACAATATCTAGCACAATTGAGCTTACATCAGCTCCATTAGTTGTGCCTTTTACAATTGATAAGATATACACTTTACAAGTTCTTTAATTATGGCTAAGTATAGAGTTATTCCAATAGCTATGACCATTAAAAATAATGGAATTGCAGAACACGGTAACGTGGTTGATGAATCTCAATTGTGTAGTCCTGTTTATGATTTGATAAAAGATGGTTTTATCGAATTAGTAGAGGAAGAAACAGATGATTCTGTAGAAGAAAAAGTAAGTAAAAAAGCTTCTAAAAAATAAAAGATGTCGGGCAGCCTATTCAATTTAGTTAAAAGAGACGCAAAACGTTTTATCAACACACAAGGTTATCAAGTGGATATTACACTTACTACACCTGATGGAAGTTTGACTATTAATTTTACTGGATGGGCTGTAAAACATCACATTTCTTTTGATTCAGATGGAAATCAAGTAAACACCAAAACGGTAAGATCTACAATTGATGAAGATGTGTTAGTAGCCAACGGTTATCCCGTTAGAAAAAATGGAGAAATTTCATTGCTGAAACACAGATTGGATTTTGTAGATAGTTCAGGTGTACTGCGAAATTATTACATTAGAGAAACTTATCCTGACGAAAATTTAGGTTTGATACATTTAATTCTTGGTGATTTTATACCTTAAAATATGGCTTTAATTACAGAAATAATTCCACCACAAGGATATGAGATAGTCCAAAATAGGATTGCTTCTATTTTGTTAGAGGAATTGACAAATCAAAAAACATTGCAAGGTTTAACCAGTGAGTTTGAGGTTTTTTTGGAAAGACAAGAGCCGTTTGACAAGTCAGAAGATGTAATGTTATCGGTGATTTGCAGTCACGCTGATTATGATGATTACACTTCAAAAGATAGCCAAGGAGGGACAATGTATTACATAGATGTTTACTGTAAAGCACAAGGAACTCCAACATCAAATCCTAGTATGGTAAGTAGATCAAAGCTTTTCACTTATGCAGGTATGGTTCGATACATATTACAATCTGGAAAGTACCAAACATTAGGTTTGCCATACGGATTAATTGGAGGTAGATATGTGAAGAAAGTTCATTTTGATACAGATTATTCAAACTTTGGAAATCACTCGAATTGGGATGGATCATTTATCAGGTTTTGCAGAATATTTTATTTGGTAAGAATACAAGAGAATCAACAGTTATGGGATGGAATTCCATTATTAGGAAACGACACCAATATCACATTAGAAGAAACTTCAAAAGGTTACAAATTAAATTTCAACAATTAAAAAATTAAAAATATGCCAACAATTTCTACTGCCGTTGGTCTTGATAGAATTTCAAGAGTAAGTGGCTATAATATCAAGAG